ATATTATTAAAGAATTTTCATTTAACCGTAACCAACCATAACCCTTAGACTTTACAAGCATTTCAACCGTAACTTCTAAGCGTAACTAAACCGTACCCAACCACTACTTAACAACTTTATAAACAATATCATTCACAAATAACGTACCCGTCTGCGGTTCTCCTGAAAACTGCGGAACACATACAACATTGATTCCGGCAGCATATACCGCATATAACTGTTGTTCAATGAAGTTCCCCGCCAGTTCATAGGTCTGTTCATTTAAAGGTGCGTTTCCAAACTCCCCAAACAGAATAGGGAAAATGTCGTTGTTCATTGACACCTGACCATTCTCCATAAGCAACTGCATAATCTTATTTTCCATCACTACCACCATTATCCTTTCTTTGGTTATTTTTTAATCTCTTTTTGTCCGCAAACGCCCGTTGCGGATGCTTTCCATCAACTCAAAATTCTTATACTTCACTATTTATATTCCCTTCCTGTTTTGGTGTCCTTTAGCTGAACCCGTTCAGTCAGTTCAAAACCCGCTGCCCGAATTATGTATTTCAACACCTTCACCAAATCATAAGCACGTTTGTCAGCTTCGCAATGTTCTCTGTTCACCTGACCTATTGCCATTGATGCAGTAGGGTCAGCATATCCTTCAATGTTTCTTCCACCTTTCACTTGTCTGTAACCTTCCTTTCTATAATTCCGCATTTAATCATTGCTTCAAACATTGCTTCAAAAATAGTGACTACTATGGAATTTCCGGCTTGATGGTATAGCGTGCGGTTCATTTTCCCACGCTCTACTTTGCAAGTTGATTCTGCTGAATAGAAATCATCATCTGAATACCCCATCAACCGCCAACATTCCAGTTCTGTCAAATATCTGTACCTTCCACCACCAAGGTCAATGACCTGTGCCGGGGTTCTATCCTGTCTTGTGGTGATTGTATTTGCATAACTTTCAATAACGGTTGCCCGCCTGATTCCCTTTTTACCAATAGCTTTATATACACTTGATTGTGTAACCATATAGCAATCAGGGACTTCACCAGTTTCAAGGAAATCATTTATGTTACGCATTGGTGTTTTCTGCATAAGGTCAAAGTCAAAAGGATTCTGACCAAGGACTGATACAGTAAAACATCTTTCCCTTGCCTGTGGTATTCCATAATCACGTGCATCCAAAACACGATAACTATTTGAATACCCTAACATTTCCATATAGGATAGATAACGGTTGAAATTATGAATCATGTGCTTAGATAGTACATTTTTCACATTCTCCCAAATAACAACAGTTGGTTTCCACTCACCCATCTGTTCAATGATATGAACTGTTTCCCACATCAAAGATGACCTTGTGCCTGACCCTTCATCTGCACCTTTTCCTTTGTTGATTCTTCCTTCTGCTGCTGTTGCTTTTCCCTGATGCCCGGCAATACTAAAATCCTGACAAGGTGAACCATGAATTAAAATATCAGGTTGAAGATTCCACCCCACAACTGTTTGCGGTGAATGGTCAAGTTCTTTTTCAAACATTGCGTTATATGACCTGACTGCTTTTTCATCAATTTCCACATAGTCAATAGATTTTATTGGAACACCTATGTTTCTAAGTGCTACCCTTGGTGAACCTATACCGCCGAATAATTCCAATATTTGTATTTTCTCTGACACATTCTGCACCTTTCCTTTATATCTTATCAAGATACTTTATTTACAAAAAAATTACTGTTTTTTGAATACACGCCTTGTCTGACCATTTAATTTCACAATACTAACTTCCAAACCCAAGCGTTTATTTATTTGTTTACTAAATACTATGTTTGACATAGGGGTCATTGAATTGTCGGCACAAAAGACCTGATACCGCTTGTAGACCTCATTTGTCGGTTCATTTTCAATCATATCCACACCACAATCTGCAATAAAAGCAATGATGGGGTTGTTTTCTTCCTCATATTCGTTCAACTGGTTCTGAACCTTTGTAGACTTGGTGAACCCGTCATTGATGATAACCCGTTTCAGTCCTTCCACGCCTACCCTGATAAGGTATTCAATACTTTCCTTCTGAATCAGTTTGTACTTGATAAACGGGTCATAGTCGGGGTCATCCTTTCCAAACGTGGCGTTAAATGGAATAATCACCAAACGCCTAAGCACCGCCCCAGTCTTGTCCTTCATCCGGGGTATATCATTCGCACTGAACAGCAGTTTAATGAAGGGGTTAAATTCAAACGGGTCTTGTCCCTTTCTCTCTGCCTTGATGCGGTTTCCCGTCACAATCTTTTTGAAGATGCTGACCTGTGAACCCTGTAAAAAGTCATCCCCTATATCATCACCAATGTTCGCCAGTTTTCCGAACATCATTGAAGTATTGAACCTGTCCCCCAGTTCTTTCAGGTCAAGGGCTGAAATGTTCTTGTCTCCAAGGATTGCTTTGACCATATCCAAGAAGGTACTTTTGCCGTTGGATTTATCGCCAGTTAAAATGAACGCTTTCCCAAGTTCATTCCTTCTGTAAAAGCAATAACCAATACATTCTTCCAACAGTGACCTGATTGCAGCATCCCCACATGATAGTCTGTTCAGTGTGGTATCTGCCAGTTCAGAATAGGCATCCGGGTTATAGTCCCAAGGTATCTTGTTGGTGATGACTATTTCTGTACTGAACGGGTTCAGTTCCCCGGTCATAATGTCGTACACGCCATTGTTAAAGGCAATGAAATTTGCTTCTGACTGTTCCTTGTCCTCAACAATCAACTCCATATAGTCAAGCACTTCCCGCCGCTGCATTTTCTTCAAATTTGGGATATGCTGAATCATTTCTGATTCAATTTCCTTGTACCCGTTGGTGTAAACACCGTCCTTATATATGTGAAGCTGACCATTGATTTTGACAATATGTGCAGTATTCTTCATATAGACCGCAAACTTGTCAAACAGGAAGGTTGACCCCATGAAGAACACGGGTTTCTGAAACGCTTCATCCCTAAGAATCACTTCCAGTTCTTCATCAGGAAGGGGTTCTTTCAAAACAAATCGGTTCAGGATGCGGATGCACTCACGGGTTTCTTCTACCGTAAAATCATTTGCGGTCAAGGTCAGGATATAATTGAACAATGCTTGATTCCTTCCGTCCCCCGCATCCATATCCAAAAATTCAGCAGTTGTTGTGACCGGAAATAACCACTTAGGAACTTCCTGATATTTCCCACCTTTTTCAATGTCCCATTCACAAAACCGTTCTTCACCATTTATCTTGATGACTTCATATGACAATTTACTGCCTACTTTTATATCAGCAGTCAGACCCACTGCAAGCTGCACGTGCGTCCTGTTTCTTGTGATTGCATGGTTCTTAAACAAGAAGTGTTTTCCCCTACTGGTACAGTACACCCGGCAATCAAGCTGATATTCTTCCACTATGTTCATCAGGATTTCAGCCTGTTCAGAATCGTCAATATCAATAAGGATGGTGTCATTTGCCAATACCCCGCCGAAACCATCAAGGTTCTTTACTTCCTCATATGTTTTCCACTTGGTTCTGTTTTTTAATTTTTCAATACTCTGTTTCCCTTTGGTTTCAACATAACCTTTGTAAAGCATCCATTTTCACCCAACCTTACGTGATAATTTGCAGCACCTTTTGATAAAATTCCTTGTTCCTGATATTCCTGTCAAAATCGGATTGCCGGGAACGCAACAAGGATTTCAGTTCTTTCATTTCCTGACGGTATTTCTTGACAAATTCGTTGTAATGCTTCCACCCGTCAGTATTCCGCTTGTACCTGTTTCGGTTTAGGACGCTGTTGTCTATCTGCTTTTGACAGAATTTCACCTTTTCGGTATAGCCCACTATGTACTTTGCATTTTCTTTTTGTTTCGGTTCAAACTGTTCAATCTCCTGTTCAATGTATTCCCGGATAGCATTTTCACATTCCGGGGTGCTACTTTTTCGGATGATTTTGACCAGTTCCCTGACCTTTGAAATGCTCCTGCAAGTCATAAATTCGTCAAGGTGAACTGTCATTGAACCATTTTCATATCTGATTTCTATATCCATTCAGACCTTCCTTTCCGGCATTATGCCACAATGCCAAACTGTTTCAAGCGTTTTTTTGCTAAATCTATATACCAAGACCTATCAAGGTTCTTTGGTGTTTTAACCCCGCACACATCATCATTGCATATGAAACAATGGTCAGGGGTATTTCCAAACTTTTCCCCTTTGGGCTTCACCCTTTTTCTTTTCAGCAGCCGTCCATCATCCTGACTGTTGGAAGCGAACACCCGATATGATTTATAGGTGTATCTGACCTTTTCGGGGTACTCATACATTGTCTTAATGACCCGTTTCCCCGTCTGATTGATGACCGGGGTACAGTGTTCATGTTCCACCCAATCATACTTGTCTGACAGTTTCACAATCTTCTGGAACATTATCAGGTCATCACACTGGTTTATGGTCTGCTCCACTGGGGTCTTGTGTACCATGTATTCAACCAAGGCTTTATTCAGGATAGGCAAATCATTGTCAGTTGCAGACAGTTCTTTCACATAAGCACCGATTCTTTCTACACTGCCATCAGCGCCAACCCAAAGGTAATTATTCACATCCTTCTGATAGATTTCGCTGATATTATCCAGTTCAAGAAGGATTTCGCAAAGGTCTGTGGAACAACGCTGTTCCCATTCCCAACAAATATCATCCACCATTTCAAAGGCTTCGTCTGTGTCAGGAATCCAGATAATCAGACCATCGGTATTACTCTGAATCAATTCAAATCCCGGTATCACTTCCAAATGTTCAATCAGGTCAAGCAACATAAGCTGACCGTTGATGCACATACAGTTATTATTCCTTGGGTCATATGCCGGGTTTGTTTCATCCTTCATACCGCCTGACAGTGCGTTCAGCATTTTCTTATATGGTAACTGTGCTTTCTTCCAATTCTTAGCTTCTGCCTTATTCCCTGATTTTGCAGCGGCAATTTGTTTTGCTTTCATTGACTTTCTTGTTTTATACACCAAGGTATAGTTATCGTTGGTTGCCGCCCGTGTGACAAGTCCCCACGCTATCAGCATAGACGGATAATAATTATTCACATCTACATGAAGAATCTGCCCGGTTTTATGTATCGGTTCAGCGGTTGCACCATGCAGACCACCAAACCCGAATGAATGTGGTATACCCGCAACAATGGTGTCAAGGTTCTGTGACTTGTACCATAGTTTTTTATCGTACTTATCACAATTCTGTAAATCTATAGACAGGGCTTCTTTCCTCTTTTGTTCAAACCAGTCCTGAACATATTTGTATTTGTTCAGTCTCAAACAGGGTAAAAAGAAAAATTCAAATTCATCCTTAAAATTCCGCCTTGAACACCCAAGGACTTTTGCAGTGATTCTTGCTTCACTGTCACCTATATTTGACAGGCTTACCATATCCGGGAACGCCTGAATAATTCCGTGCATCGCATTAAATTCATCTATCTTTTCAAGGAATACTTTTATGGTCTGTTCCACATCATGCCGACAATATTTGATTGTTTCTTCAATTTCTTCCTTGGTCAATTTTCTGTTTATATTAAACGATACACCCGTTTCCTTGATATTGCTGCCAAGAAAACCTTCCAAGGTTTTCAAGCCAATAGGGGGATTTGGCATCACATCATAGTTAATCATCGGTATCTTATTGAACACTGACGAAAACTGCCATCCTTCCCTTTTTTCTATAATTATCCAGTCATTTATTCTTTTGGGGTCAAGACCTAACAGAATACCTTTCATGATGTACTGGTCATAGTGTCGGTTATTAAATCCTACCCATATATTGCTTATATTCGCTTCATATAAGGCTTTTAATTCGTCAGGGTTATTTACTATTACCTGTTCGGTTCTGCGGGTTATATCAATGAATACGGTAAGCCAATCATCTTTGAAAACCTCAAAATCATAGAAAATCAATCCACTTCACCCTTTCTGAAAATAGCGGTGGAAGGTGTGACCCTTACCACCGCCTAATGCTATTATGTATCTTTGCAAGATACTTTTCAACCAAATTTTTTACAGGTCAAACACTTCTTCGATTTTGATGGGGTTGAAGTTCTTCGCCGCATAGGTGACTTCAACCTCAATGTTGTTCTGGATGGACTGGAACACATCAAGAATCTGGTCTGCAAAATCCTGATAGTTCACGAACACAACAGGTTCTTCATCTTCACCAAGCAGTTCATTGACCCAAGTGCAAACAGATTTGATTGCCCGCCCATCGTTCCAGTTCTCGCTGTTCTTGTTGCCGCTGATAACCCGGTTGAAGAAAATCATGCGGTTCTTCTGTTCGCCCTCCTTGATTTTGCACTGAACCGCAAACATCAGCTTATCCTGTGCCTTGGTCAGTTTAATCTCCATCTTCTCAATGCCGACAATATACTTACCATCCGGCACATCGCCAAAGTCAGAATTCTTCGCTTCCTCAACTTCTTTCTGTAACGCCGCCAAATCAACCTTGTTGTCAAATGCACTGAAATCTACCATTATTTTTTACCTATTCCTTTCTTATCTCTTTGTTGTCAGTACCAGTTTCAGAAGTTCAAACGCCTGAACCTCATTGAACCCCGCCGCAACATAGGAATCAAAGATTTCCCTTGCAGCTTTTGCACCATCTGCCGGGGTTGTCCTCTGCGGCGGCGTGTTGGGGTTCGGTCTTTTCGCACCGCCCGCCATGCTCTGGCTAATGCCCTGTTTTACTGCGGATGTGACCATCAAATCAAATACTTCATCAGGAATACCAAAAGGATTGTTCATGTTCTATACCTCTCTTTCTTAGCGTGTTCTTCTTGTTCTGCGGGTACGTGTCCCTGAATCCTGTTCAGGTTCAGCATCCGTCTGTGTCGGCTCTGCTGACTGTGCCTGACTTCTGCGGGTTCTTCTGCCCGATTCAGGCGGGTTCATTGCACCGTCAAGCGGGTCAGCGATTGTCTTGTCTCCTTCCTGTGCAATCCGCTTGATACCTTCACCATATTCTTCCTTGGTGATGACCTTCGCACCTTCCGGGGCAACATCCCCTTTGTGCTTCATCACATAATTGTCAGCAGAAGGAATGTAGAAATAGGTATCTTCTACAAGGGTGTCAGGTTCAGCAGACTGGTCAGGCTGTGCCGCCTGTCTTTCTTGGCGGGTTCTGCAAATCAGGCTGCGGAATGTCGGCTGTTGCGGCAACTGCTTCATCAAAAGGAATTTCTTCCCTGTCACCCGCTGCTTTTGCAACCGCTTCATCGCACTGTTCCATGTAGTCAGCAATTTTCTGATTGTTCTCTGCAACCACTTCATCATGCGTTTTACCATTCTTGCGGTTTCTGCCCGTTCTGCCAGTGGTTGCCCCCTGTTCACCATCAGGTTCAGCGGGCTGCGGGGGTGTCATTGTTTCGGTCTTGGTTGCCCCTTTTCCACCTCTTGCCCTTCTTCCGTTGGAATCCGGCTTTGTAACGTCCCCCGCAACTGCGGCATCTGCCTGATTCATTTCAGCATCCGTCTTGTACTCTCCCACTTCATAGAAGTTGCGGATTTTGTCAGCAACATAGTTTAGGTCATTGTCAATCGCATATGCCGGGAACATTCCCATTGGTGACTTCACGGTGTCCTTGCCGCTGTTCTGGGTGTAGAAGTAATATTTGCCCTCATTCACCCCGGTTCTAAGAACGATAGTGAAAAGCCCTTCAATGGTGATTTTCTCACGCAACAGCTTACCAATCAGCTTGATTGTGGTCACGCCGTTTTCAAGGGTTTCCGTGTGGGTCATATAGGCAACCACTACATCATCCGGGAGTTCCTTGCACACTTCGATGATTTCAAAGTAATTCGCCCCGAAATCATTCCACTTATCCCAACCATTTTCCTTGATGCGGTTCATGTACGGGACAGAAAGGATGTACTGAAAATCATCCACTACAAGCAGTTTCTTCCCGGCTGCCGCCTGTTCCTTCATAAACTTGCAGATTTTCCGGGATTCCGTTTCACTGTTCAGCATTTCAAACTTGCCCTTGAACGGTAACGGTTTCCCCACCGGGTTCACAACTGCGGTTGTTGCCGGGTTGCAGTTCCGCATACTGGTACTTTTACCAGTCCCGGATTCCCCCATGATTAAAAGCATCTGTGCCATATCATTTCACCTGTCCTTTCCTGATTCTCTCAAAGTTAGCCGCCATGTTACGGCTGACCTTGTGCTGACCAAACTGTTTTTGAACACCCGCACGAATCACTGAACGCAACAATTTACGGTTATACACCGGGCGGGGATTGTATACCTTTCCCTGATTCTCATTTACCATAGCCTTATACCTCACTTTCCTTGATAATGATTTTAAGTTTTCTGCGGTCATCCATAGGTATCACTTCAACAGCATAGTTATTTGCAAGAAGGATACCCACAAAATCCTGATATGCGGCACTTGTGCGACTTCCTTCAATCACCACACAACCACATTCAGCGGCAACTTCCTTTTCGATGTCCTCACGCATTACATCGTCAATTACCTTGACATCGTTCAGCATATATTTCAGTTCTGTGACCTGTGCTTCTAAATCCCTGTTTTCTTTTTTCAACCGGGCAATCACCGCATCCTTGTCATAATTCCGTTTAGACATTATTCTTCACCACCTTCCCCAGTGTCACCTTCCAGTACCCGGCTCGACCACATATCAGCCCAGTGCAGAATCATGTACAACTGGGTTTCATGACCCTTCACGCCATAGTTAGCGGTTTCATACAGACCATCGTGGTATCTGATAGCAAATTCTTCATCTTCCGTCAGGTCAATGAAAAGGGTTGCCAGTTTGATTGACCGGGTTGCATGGTCAAGGGGCAACAGGTCAGGATTGCGCTTCCAAGGTTTCTTTTCGGACTGCTTATATTTCTGTTCCGGGTTTGCCTTGGTAGGTTTGCCATCCTGAACCATGTTAGGCACATACATCTGCTTGCCATAGTCCCCGCACTTCCCAAGGTCATGAAGCAGTGCAGCAATGACCACGCTGTTTCTAATTTCATCCGTGATGTTCGCCCCACTAATCAACGCCACGGACAGCTTTTCAGCCATGTGGGACACGTTCAGGGAATGCTCAGCAAGACCACCTTCACCGTTGGAGTGATTGCCGCCTGATGCCGGGGCGGTAAAGAATCCGATTTCTTCCATGTACGCAATCAGGTCATCCATGCCATTACGCCCAGTCTTTTTCAGCGTGGCAATGATTTCTTCCTTGACTGCATTTTCCTGTGTCATATTCGTGTTTTCCTCAACTTTTGCCATGTTCTTAATCTCCTTTACTTTTTATATGATTCCATTCGTACAAGAACGGATAATCATTGTAGTTAATGCCTTTACAGGCTTGTATCTGTTCAATAAACTGCTTGAACAGTTCAAAATCCTTGGGATAAAGCAGAACACCGAACCCCCCGGATGCTTCAATCTGCTTTAACTGGTACAGTTGAAGGTCTGACGGTCTGCCATTCGATGCTTTCAGTTCAATCCCTATGAACTGCCCGCAACAGCAAACCAGTAAGTCAGGAATCCCGCTTTTGGTGTAAGCTGCACCGCCCCAGTATTTCAGTACCCAACAGTGCTTGTCCTTCAGGAACTTCTTGACCCGGTTTTCAAAGTTCTTTTCCTCTGCCATTTAATCATTCCACCCTCTTTCGTCTTTTCCGCTTGCACAATCCAGTGTCCCAAGCGTGTCTGATATTTTCCTGTTGTGTCACCCATTCAAGTTGTGATGCTCTGCAATCGTGCTTTTTCCCTTTCTTGTGGTTCACAATATTCTTTGTTTCAGGGTCAGGATTCGGAACGTGTGCGACTGCAACCAATATATGAAGTCTGCAATTCTCACCGTCCAGTTTCACCCGCAAATAACCACTTCCGTCATCATACGGTGTCAGAAGATTCCCGGTGCGGATGTTCCTGACCTGTCCCATCGTGCTGACCTCATAGTTTGGATGACCGTCAACAACCTTCCACTTCTTCCCCAAGTTAATCACCTTCTAACTGGTCATTAAACCGCTGCTGAATGGTTAGGATGCTTCGGGTGTAACTGGTTGAAAATATGTCCTTGTCCCACAACCGTTTAGCACCGTTTTCCCCCATGTTGTACGCCATCAACACCATGTCCGCATCCTGATAGCGTTCAAACAGTTTTCTAAGCACGAACACACCCGCCCTAATATTCTGATAAGGGTCAAGATAATCTGTAATTCCAAGTGTTTCTGTCAGCCATTCGTGATTGCTTACATTGATTTGCATATACCCATAATCATTTGTACTGCTTATCACGCCGGGGTCAAAACTGCTTTCATGCTCTATCAGCGCCATGACAAGGGTAAAATCTATGTTATAGCCAGTACAAAGATAAAAGACAAATTCCTGTTGTTCTTCCGGCATCCCACAATCAAGCGGTGTAAAATCCAAATCCCCCGCATCCCAGTCAAGGGGAATTTCTTCTGTGAAACATCGGTCATCATATGCCCCATATACAAGGGTTTCTGTGCTAACCTGTTCACTTGTATGTATATCTTCTTTTCCCTCGTTCTTGGCGGTTATATGAGTTTTCAAGGCATATCCTGAAACACCACCAACCGCAAGACCAAGGACTGCGGCAACGACAGTCAGGAAAATGACACGCCTTGCCATCGCCGCCTTTCTAAGATTCTTTGAATAGTTCATCCGTCAATTCCTTTCCTTCCCGCAATGCTGCAAGATTTTTTTCTTCAATACTGCCCTTTACCAACAGATAGTAATAAAAGCAGCTTTTCTTTTGTCCTATGCGGTGAATACGTTTCTTTGACTGTTCCCATAAGTCACATGACCCTTTTCCAAGGGGCAACGTATAGTAAACAATCTTGTTTACCTTTTGGAAGTTTCCGCCCATCGCTCCCGCCTGATACTGAATGAAGGTGATGGAATCATCATATAGATGATAGGCTTGTAAATCTTTCCTCTGTCCGTTCAGCACTGATATATTCGGGGTCTTTTTCAATGCTATCTGATGCAAAATCTCCAATTCGTCATTGAAGTTATAGAACACAATCAGTCTGTCACTGGTACTGAAAATCAAATCTTCAAAGACTTCCAGTTTTTCAATATTGTACTGACCGCACAACTGTCTTGCATAAAGCATCTTTGTCAGGCTGTTATCACCAACCAACTCAACATCCACACCTGTTTTCCACCCGCTGACCATTGCATCCAGTTTCTTTGTGACCAAGTAACTATTCTGAATGAAATACTTGTATTCCTTGGTGGGCTTGACCATTATTTTCTGTTCAATCTGTTCAGGAAGGTCAATCACTTCTTCGGTTTTCATAAAAAATGCGCCGTGTTCAGCAAGTTTCTTTTTCAGGTGTTCCACGTGCTTGTACCCAACCACTACTTCCCGTTTGAAGCACCCTTCATCAATCCATGCAGTTTCAACATAACTATTCCAAAATGCCTTTTTAGTAATATCCCAACCAAGCAACTGAACCTGTGACCATAACTTTTCATATTTCCCGGCTGTCGGTGTTCCTGAAAGCAACACAACGCTTTCAGGGTTCATTTTCAGAATGAATTTTGAACGCTTGGCATTCTCATTCGTTATCAAGCTTGATTCATCAAGCATCAGGGTGAAGTCTTGCAGTTTCAGCAACCAGTCACGCCGAAATGCCGTTTCATAATTGACCACGCCCACAATCTGAACACTGGGGTTGTATATCGCCTTTGTGTCAATCAGATTTCTGAAAGTGATTGCTTCGCTTTTCTTGGTCAGGTTCAACACCCGGTAATCAGGATAATATTCTTTGAAGTGCTGAACCCAGTCATCTATCTTAGATTTCTGACAGATGACCAAGTTCACCGCATTGTTCAGCAAATACACTTTTTCAGCACCCACAAAGGTCTTTCCCAGTCCCATATCAAGGTAATAGGCAACCCGGTTGAACGGTTCAGTTTGTTTCAGAACTCTGTCCTGATGGGGCATAAAGTGCAGCTTCTTCATTCAGCACCATCTTCTTCCTTCGGTGCCTCACCTGAAAGGTCAATCTGCAACTTTGCAACCTCTACTGCCGCCCGATATACCAACGCATACTTTGAATCACCATGGGTTTCAGTGACCTTCTGCAAAAACTTGTCAATCTTCCCAAGGAAACAACCGCACTTGACAGTGATTTCATTGTCCTTGTCCCGGTAAAACGTGGTGAAGTCGTTTCTGCTACCGATAGCACCAATCACCAACACATGACTTGCAGAAAAGACCTCGGCGTTGCCCCAAACCTCGGCGTTGCCCCAAACCTTGGCGTTGCCCCAAACCTTGGCGTTGCCCCAAACCTCGGCGTTGCCCCAAACCTTGGCGTTGCCCCAAACCTTGGCGTTGCCCCAAACCTTGGCGTCACCGCAAACCTTGGCGTTGCCCCAAACCTTGGCGTCACCGCAAACCTTGGCGTCACCGCAAACCCACGCCTTTCCATCATGGGAAAGGTTTTCTTCCTTCTCAATCCACCCGCCCAGTTCACCGACTTCTACCAATCCAAAGGATACGGTTGCCCGGATGCGGTGCAACGTCACGATTCTGAACAACATTTCAACTTTCTTGGTTTCTCCTGTAAACTCATACTTTTTCATTGTAATATCCCCCCTTAATTCAACAGTGTTTTGTATTCATCAAACATGGCTTTCAACGCTGGGTCTTTTTCAGACAACATTTCATAAATCGCCTGATTCTGCATTTCCTTTACCTTGGCATCCATCGCCTGTTTAAGTTCTGCTGCTCTTGCCATCCTTTGCTTTCTTTCCTCATAAGCGGTCAAATCAACCTTACATACCACTTCCCGGTTATATCTAACCTTTCCAAGTTTTGAATCATCCAGTGTGACAATTTTTGCGACTGCCAAGCCGTGATGACCAGTATTTACTACTACCGTATCATCCACTTCAACATCATCCTGATACAGTGCATACACATAAACCCCTGTATCTCTTTCAGGGAACGATACCCCCACCCGTTTGTAATTCTCCATCATAATAAAATCATCCTCGCTTTCTATTGTTTTTTCTGTAATAAACTCAATCTGTGATGCCCTGAACCAAAACACACCATATGAACTATTGAAATTTGCCAATCCTTCAAACTTCACTCCATACATTTCCTTGTAGGTGCGGGCAACTTCACCAATTTCACCTTTATAAACCCCTCTGTATTGCTGACAATTCTTAATTTTTACTGTTGAACCAATGACCACATACATCACCTATCCTTTCAGATAGGCAACCGCCCTGTCATAGTTGCGTTCTAACATTCTAAGTTCATCCTTTTCCCGTTCCTCTCTGTCACATACCACCTGATATATTTCACCGTTTCGGTATGCGGTCACTTCATCAGTAATCAGGTCAGTGATAACTTTGGGTTCAAGTGCATCCAGTTCCCACGATTCATCACCGTACTGGTCTATGTATTTCCCGCACCGACTGTCTGATAACTTCGCCGGGTTCGGCGGCGGGTTATATGTCTGAATCTGATTCATCGTCAGGGCAACCCGCTTGACAATCACATCAGCTTCAAACAATTTCAACCGTTCCTGTATATCCCTTGTCATATCAATACCACTGGGGTCATGGTCACCCAAATGAATGATAATGCGTTGTTCTCTCTCACTCTGACGAATAAAACGCTGTGCTGCTGACCACATTTCTGACTGGGAAGTGTAACCCCTACATGAAAAATAGGGTGTGTCAAGTGGTCTGCAAGCCTGTCCCACGATGTCAACCAAGGCATCCTTCTCAACCCAAACTTCTACATAGTTCGGTTGACCTTCCCACTTATTCAGCAAGTAAGAATATCTTGCGGATGCAATCACGTCTGCCGGGGTGTTCCAGTGACTATTGCCCCTAAGATTCCGAGTTCTGTCCGTGATGCTGTGCCAGTCAATCAACCCGGCAAGTCTGCCGTCATTGATAAGGTTTCCGATGTTCTTATAGCTGCGTTCATTGTTGGGGATGTAACCCCTTGCAACCAACTGGTAATATGCTTGTCTAAGGGTCAGTTCATAACCTTGTGCAGAATATTCATTCACCACCTGATTCACCAGTTCAATCAGGTCAAGGCTTTTCTGCTGAAACTTGATTTCTTTGTACTGAATTTTCGGCATTACACTGACACCCTCTCTATCTCTGCAAACCGCCTTGCATTGATAAAGTATGCCCAACGGTTTTCAGAAGTCTTGATTGCATACCCCCAAGGGAAAACCCCCTGTTGCAATCCCTTTCTGACTGTCCCCTTGTCCATGCCAAGCAGAACTGCCGCTTCTTCCGGCAATAACCGCTTAATCTTCCCTTCGGTTTCCTTCGGCATCACTACAACTGCCGCTTCTTCCTGTTCAAAGTAGTCAGGAGCAAGACCAAGCGATACTGCAATATCACTTTGAACTTTCTCTGACGGGGTGGTCTTGTCATTCAGGTACATACTGATTGACCCCTTACTTTTCCCAGTCAAACCAACCACCTGTGCCTGACTGATTCCTAACTGCTGCATAGCCCTTTTCAGTTTTTCACTGAACTTCATTTCAAATCACCGTTCCTTCCAAGGTATCTTTACAAGATACTTTTTAATTAAAAAAAATTGCGTCAATTTCATCGGCGTTCAGATTATAACGCTGCTTAATCTTGCTAATCTCACCCTTATTAAATTCTGCACCGCCCGTTTCATTGATTTTAGCGGAAAACCTTGACCTTGACAGTCCAAGGTAAGCTGCTAATTTTCCATCATTGTCACCATTCAGTGCCATAACGCTTCTTAACTGATTTTTATTCACTATTATTCACCGCCCTTTACCGCATCGTCAGGAAATGCGTTATTGTTGTACTGCTTCATAATACGAACCCGGACAACACCTGACTGTAACTGTTCATGACCTAATTCTTTGAATCGCTGCTGCTTCCGCCCCAGTCCTTCCATGTAAGCCATGTATTCCAGTTTAGAATCAAATTCAAGAATCTGTTCAATCCAAGCTGCAATAATCTTTTTCACAATTTTCACCTACCTTGTGGTATAATTCCCCTATACGAAAGGGGGTGTTCCCGCTGAAAGATGAACACATTCATGACTTAGCTGTTGCCTATGCACAAGTGAAGTTACAACATTATCAAGAAGAATATGGAAAGACTTGTGATGAAGATGAACTTCACGAATACGCAAAGGCATATAAGTTTGCATTAGTCCATTTTGAAGAACAATATAATTCACTTGACTAAAGCATGAGTTTGTCAGCTTCCGCACTACGGGCAGAAAAGATTGCCTGTTCCGTCAAACTAAGTAACCTGATTGCCTGTCCTGCGGTAAGCTGCTTTTCTTTCAGCCATTCATAAAGTTCATTTACCTGTTCGGCATCACTTAATTTAAGTTTTTCTGTTGCGGGTTTCATTTTTTCACCGTCCTTTCTCAACAGCAGTCTTTTTATAAATGTTGTCTATTATGGGATGGTTTTTATTATCAGGGAATCATACCTTCAACCCTTATCAGGTTTCACACTAAAGCCTGAAAACTTGCTATCCAACAAGGGTATTTTTTAAGCGTTTGTTCTCCCTGAACCGCTGAACACTTTCACCTTAAAAGTGAACGAAACTTGTCAACCATCACATAACAGACAACACTTAGAAAAAGACTGCTATCCTTATTTTGGGCTTGCCATCATCAGCGGACAAGTTGCTATCTTGCCCGGACGGTCATTTCTGACCGTTTCGACTTTACCATCCAAACATCATTGCTTCGTGTTCTTTTTCCTCTGACTTCCATTCTCGAAACATACGCATTGCCTTTGTCTTTGTAATTGCTCCGAACATCTTCACATAGTATTCAAATTCAGAACGCCCCCAACACTCCACGGCTACATCACCACCTTTGTTGTAATTTTCCTTTGCCAGTGCAATAAATTCTTCATATGTTAATGCTTTTCCCCTTGCCATTTCTTTCTCACCTTCTCCCGGTCTGACCACCTACCGGGAGGGGTTCTATTTTTATTCAAATCTGATATATGCCACATTCTCACAACCAAAGGTTGCTATTTCGCCGTTTGTAAGTGAAAGTTCGATTCCAAAACGCCCATCTTCCAACATTTTGTTGACCATGCCTAAAACATGATAAGTAATCTCTTTTACTTCCTTGACGGTTACTTCACCGAAAACTGTCTTGTCAATCCACATTCCAACGATTGCTACATTGTCGTGGTGTTCCTCAATCCAGATATTTTCAGAACGTCCGCCATCATAGTTCAGTTCCAACCGATTATTCAGGTCTGAAATGTGTGCGTTAGAACCTTCCTTTGTTGACATATAAACTGGATAACCCGCATTTTCACTTGCCACTTCATCACGTTCATAATCTTCCGGAAACAACCTGTTTGCTAAATCCCACGCTGATTTTTTGTTATCTACTTTTAACATAGTCCAAAACACCTTTCCTTAATTTGGTGAACCGCTGCAACGGTTATCTTCATGTATCTTGTAAAGATACTTTCATTATAGCAACTTTTTTTCGTATGTCAACACCTTTTTTTAATTTTTAAGATACTTTTTTAAAAATATTTGATATTTACCATTGTTTGTGATAATATGAAGATACCCGCAACTGAAAGGAAGTGAATAAGAACAATGACAATGGGTGAAATGATAAGATACCAACGAAAACGCTTGGATTTATCACAAGAAGAATTAGGTGCAAAATTATCCCCACCGGTAAATAAAGCAGCAATCAATAAATGGGAAACTGGTACGGTTGAAAATATCAAACGTACACATATTCAACAGATGGCAAAAATGTTTGAACTATCCCCTTGTGAATTGATGTGTTGGGAAGATACACAATCGTTGACACTTTTCAAAAAAGATGCAAAAACAGATGAACTTATATCTATATTCAGTCAATTAAATGAAGATGGAAAAGAAGAAGTCATCAAGTATGCAAATTATATTGCATCTCAAAGAAAATATGAAGATGTGAAAAAAGAATCATTGAACGCATAGGCAATGTAATACATGTAAATTTCAATTAGTTACGGTTGGTTACGGTTAAGGTTACAGTTGAAAAGTGTTGATTTTTATATAAAGTTACGCTTGACACGCTTTCAATCAAATTTT